AGTTATTGTGTCAAATAGTAAAGGTAAATTGTTTTATTATCATAGCGATACTATGAACGAGAACTTTTCTTATGATGAAGAATATGATGAGCTAACACCAATAGAGGAAGAAGAATAGAAAGGAAACAAGATGCCAGGATATTTTAAAGAAGATGGAACTTATGTTTCAACATCTGCAAGTAAAGTATTTTCAGAAGTACAAGCTAGTGTAGATGCAGCGTTTAAACAAGAGGAGGAATAATAGCTAAAAAAATAATAAATCTACAAATAGAAATAGATGTAGAAAAACTAAAAAAAATTTACAAAATGGTGGGGAAAGAAGATTTATTTTCTACAGACTTTGTAAAAGGTTTTGCTAATAAATTAAATATGAAAGACTTTGATGACAATTATGTTATCAAAGTAATAGAAAGGAAGAATAATGGAAGAACAAGAAATTATCCAGCAGCTATGGCAATGTTTACGAAATGAGTACACCTATAACGAAGCTAAGATACACATGGCAGCATATAAGGAAGGCAAAACTACTCAAAAGAAATTAGTTGTTGTCGATAATAAAAGTAAATAAGAGTTTACTATTAATGACAACAGGTATATAATTTAATTATGTATGAAGTAAGAGCGATTGCTTTGGTTGGTGGAGAAGAAGTACATAAGTTTAATAACGAGCATGATGCGTTAAGTAAAGTGCGAGAGTATAAAGACTTAGGTGGTTACATTATATCTGTAAAGCAACTCAACACAGAAACAATATCGTAGTTTAAACAAACTACAACTAATAGAAAGGAAGTCATGGCTAGTAATATATTTAGCACCCCAAAAGAACTAAAGACATGGGCAATTAACTTAGCTAATGCGTGTGGTGGACAGAAAGTAGAGAAGTCTAAGATACTTACACGCATAAATATGCCAAGAGTTAATGAACTGTTAGGACAATTTGAGAAAGACCATACAGTTATGATTATTAATCAACAACAAACACAAGAGAAAGGAGAGGAAGAATAATGTTATCGTGGCAGGGACTAGTGATTATGTTTCTGTTAGGTTTTTTATTTGCGCTTTTATTTCTTTGGTTAGAAATAATAATCAAAGAAGGTTTAAACAACTTTGGTATCTGGATGACAGAACGCAGATTTAAAAAGATGATGAACAGGAAACAAAGATGATAGACATAGATGTTATGTTATTTTATAACAAGACACAATTAGATGAACACAAGAAAGAGATAGAAAAACTATCACAGGCAAGAGTTGAACTAATAAACAAAGCTATCAATGAAGGCATGTCTGTATCTGCAATAGCTAAGAAGTTAGGTATAAGTAGGCAGCGTGTTTATAAAATTATTAATAAAAAAGTGTAACCTTTTCACAAGCGAGAAGGTCTAATAAGAAAGACAACAAGGAGAAATTATATGGCTAAATTTAATCCAGCAGAATACGAAACTGTTGAGGATAGATTAAAAATATTCTGGAAAGAAAACCCAGAAGGAAGAATTGAAACAGACATTATCCATATCACTACAGATGGGACATGCGTTACAATTCAAGCACAAATATACAGACTAGAAACAGATGCAAGACCAGTTAGTACTGGTATCGCACAAGAAACTAAGGGTCAAGGTGGCTTTGCTAACGCTGATGCCTGGATGGAGAACTGCGAAACCTCTGCAATAGGTAGAGCATTAGCTAACTGGAAGTATCAAGGTAGCAATAAGAAGCGACCAAGTTTAGAAGAGATGTCTAAGACTGGCACTATGACTACACCTAAAGTAGAAGTGTTTAAACCAGAAGAAGCACCAATGACTATGGAAGATGCAGTTACTTTAAATAATTCTGCACAAGAATTTGCTAAAGATATTGGAGCAACAACATCTACTATAGCTGACCAAGTTAATCACATACTAGAAGGTATGATACCTAACACTACTAAGCGTAACGAACTTAAGAAGAAAGTATATGTTGAACTTACTGCTAATGGTTTAAACAAGGACTTAGAACAATGGACAACAGATGATACTGGTTTGTTTATTTCAACAATAGAAAAAGAACTAGAGCTAGTTGATACAGTATCTCAAGTCTTTGAAACTAATGTAGTAAAGGTCTGCCCAGTTTGTAATACTGCTGGAAGCGTAGAAGATAACAGAGAAAAGAAAGCAAGTGATGAAAAGTTTGCTAAGATACCAGACTTTACCTGCAGCAACTATGGACAGAACAATGGATGTGGCAAGGGTTTCTATATAGGTAATAAGGAACTACCAGAAGAGTGGCTTTAGAAGAAATAGGTAGTGGTGGACTACAGAAGTTTGTTGAAAGGATTAAGAAACGCTATCCCAATCACAACTTTGATGTGCCACCACCACCAGATACTAAATGCAAATCGCCAGTAGGGTGTGCTGGTTTAAACAACATCACATACTACGACAACGAGGGCAATATATTTTGTGGCAGAAGGTACAAAGAAACTAAGGAAGATAACCCTTATGACTGGATGTATAGAGAATGCCACGCATTATTAAAACCAAGCAAACAAGAAGATAACAGAGAGGAATTACCTTTCTGAAAGGAGAAGAAATGGCAGAAACAAATGATATTAACTATGGATATGATGGACTAAGAAGAATATTTAGTGAGTTAGATTTTGATATGCAGAACTGGGTATCAAAGAAAGTAGATAAAGAGCGTGGAGGTATGCAGTTTAAACTGCCTAATGCTGATGGAGAAATCTATTTAGAGTGGGGAGATTTATACAGACTAGATGTTACCTTTGTGCATAGTGGTAAGAACTTTAATGAAACATTATCTATTGCAGATTTGAAAGAGATAATTAAAACATTAGAAGAACAAAGACAACGACATGTAAATTCACTTAGAGGTATGTTAATGAAAGCATTTGGAGAAAAAAATAATGAATAAATATAAATTAAATATCACAGGGCATAAGACATATATGGCAGACAGTTTAGAACAAGCTAAACAAATGCTGCAAGATGATTTGAAAGTTACTCATAGTAGTTTAAACCTGCAAGAGCGTGTAGCTGAAAAGAAATTTGATTTAGATTTATCTAAAGGTATAGAAATGGAAGAAACTTTTAAAGAATTTCTTGAAGGTAAGAAAGTAGAAGTTAAAAGTGAACGACATATATGGGAATTTACTGGCAACCATTATGTTGAGTATGAATATGATGGTAAACCTAGTGGTATCTGGGCAACAGAAGCAGACTACTGGGTACTTATGTTAGTGCAAGACATTGATGAAGTAGATGTACCAGTTATGACATACATTATTCCAATAGAGAAGATGAAGGAACTAGCTAGAAAGTATTATCACTTAAACAAAACAAGAGGTGGGGATGACAAGAGAACCAAAGGTGTCTTAGTTCCTATAGAAGAAATAGCTACAAGTTGTTTAAACTTTAAAGCTGTTTAAACATTAATAATTTAAAATTATACATTGCATGTATAAAAAAAAATAAAATACTATGTAACCTTTTTGTAACTACTGAAGTCTAAGTAATATAACAAACAAACGAAAGGGGTTATAATGACTGTAGAAGAATTGTTAGAAAGGTATTTAGCTAATCTTGATAAAGCATTGGGATTAGTTGATGATACTGATGACTTATCTTTTAGCACTTCAGGTACATACAACTTGGTCAATCATAAGCTAGATATTTATAACAGAATATCAAAACTTATGGATATGGTGCAAAAAGAAATTGAAATACATAAATCAGAAACTGATAGTGTAAGAGATTTCTAATCTAACACAACTAAAACCCCTGCCAGTTTGGTGGGGGTTTTTTTTTATACCTGTTTAAACTATCTTAAGATTATTCCAACCTTTTTTATTTACTGTGAAGGTAAGCACACCAGGATGGGACCACAAACCACTACGCTCTGTAAAGTCTATGCTCTTATCTATTGATGGTGCTTGAAACCAAGTACGATTACCTTGCTGCTTAGCACGAAAGTGATGGTAGTGTGCAGTTACCAGTATCTCACTATGACTAGGTGGTAAGAAGCCATACATCTGACCCTTCCACCAGTTCTCAATCTTTACTTCTGGATTGCCACCTGCTCCACCTGTCATGTGTCCATGTGTGAAAGACAACTGCTTATTTTTGACAGTAATAGTTTGATGAAAGCCACTAGGAATAATAACTTCAACGCTGCCATATCTTTCTGGGTTAGCTTTCATTATCTCTTCACATATCTGCATGTGCATAGTATCGCTGTTGTCTAGTCTGCTAGTAAGAACATTACCTTTACCAGCTCTAGTCATCTCGCCATGATTACCTGGCACACCACAAAGTATTTTCTTTTTAGCAAGTGGAAGGAAGGTTTCAATAGTTTTCATCATCATTGCCCTAGCTAATTGGTATTGTTCAGACAAGGACAAAGAAACATTGAAAGGTTGTGATGCGTAGAAGGATTGGTCGCACCCTTCTGTGAGGTCGCCAAGTCCTACCATGTATATCTCATCTATGTTTACACCTTGCTTACGCAATTCTTTAATACGATTGACTGCATCTTGTAAAGCTACATCATATCTTTTAATTGTGTTAGCAACTCCATAATCATCCTTGCCTAACTGCCAGTCGCTCATAAAAAACATGAACGCTGTGTCGCCACCCTTATCGTATATTTTTATAGGTGGTTTCTTGATAGCATGTTTAAACAACTGTTCAAATCGTTTATCTTTAGCATGATTTTTTCTTCTTACTATTCCTTTGAAAGCATAGAAGGTTTCTACTACACCACCTTTTAACTGTGCGTTCCAAGATGATGCTTTGACTGCACCTTCTATTTCGTATTCTTCTGGATTGAAACCCCACTCACGCAATATGTCATCAAATTTATTACGATAGTTTGGGTCTGTTCCAACATGTGTGATTTCTCCTAAACCAGTTTCTTCATTAACTTCTATTGAAGGTTGCCACCCTGCTTTATAAAAGTTATTACCTAACTGTTCAGGCGAAAGATTATTCTTCTTTGTCATTTCTCTCCTTTAGTCCTGTTAATAACAGTTTACAGGAAACCTAAGACAATAAAAGGTTATTTAGATAATTTCTTTTTAGCAAACTCTTTAACTACTACTAATGCAGCAGATGCACCTGATAGTGCAGCAAGTTGAATAGCATTGACATCAAGTCCAACTAATGGTGCAACAGTTAAAGCACCAAGAAATGCTTGAACAAATGTCCAAAGAGTT